GGTGCACTATTGTGTACTATTATATTATTTTAGTAAATGAAACTATCAAAAGGAACACTTGACATTCTCAAGAACTTCTCTAACATCAACCAATCAATATGCTTCAAGCAAGGTACAGAGTTATCAACTCTATCCATACAAAAGAACATATTGTCACGTGCAAATGTAGAAGAGAAGTTCCCAAAGAATTTTGCAATTTATGATCTTAGTGAGTTCCTATCTGGTCTCTCACTTTTTGAAGACCCTGAGTTTAATTTTGAGAATGACAACTATGTCATGATCAGAGATAGAAAGAATTCTTCAAGGTATTTCTTTGCTGATCCATCAACTATTGTTACTCCTCCAGAGAACAAAGTAGAACTTCCTAGTAAGGATGTATGTTTTACGGTAGCATGGGCAGATATCTCCAATGTTATTAAGGCAGCAGCAATCTATCAGATAGAAGACCTTGCTGTAGTTGGTGATGGTAAAGAAGTTAAACTTGTTGTTCGTGACAAAAAGAATGACACCTCTAACACTTACGCTGTCAAGGTAGGGGTTACCGACAAAGAATTTTGCTTCAACTTTAAGGTTGAAAACCTTAAGTTGTTGCCAGGCGATTATGAAGTTACTATCAGTAAACAGAATGCTTCTCTCTTTAGGGATGCAAACAAAGATCTTGAGTATCTTATTGCACTAGAGCCTGATAGTAAGTATGAAGGATGATTTTCTATGGGTAGAGAAGTATCGTCCATCGCATATTGAGCATTGTATTCTTCCAGATGAACTGAAGAATACATTTCAATCTTTTGTTAAGAAGGGCGAGGTTCCTAACCTTCTATTATGTGGTACTGCTGGTATTGGTAAGACCACAATTGCAAAAGCATTGTGCAGAGAATTAGGAGTTGATTATTATCTGATCAATGGATCTGATGAAGGTCGTTTTCTAGACACTGTGCGTAATAGTGCTAAACAATTTGCATCAACTGTATCATTAACAGCAAGTGCTAAACATAAAGTCATCATCATAGATGAAGCAGATAATACTACACATGATGTGCAGTTATTATTGCGTGCTTCAATAGAAGAGTTCCAAAGTAATTGTAGATTTATTTTTACATGCAACTTTAAGAATAAAATTATTGAACCACTACATTCTAGAACTACTGTTATTGATTGTAATGTCAGAGGAAAGAACAAACAACAACTTGCAGCTCAATTTTTTGAGAGGTGTCGTGGAATACTTACCGCAGAAGATATACAATTTACTGATGCTGTGGTCGCTGAGGTCGTCCAAAAGTTCTTCCCAGATTTCAGACGCACTCTTAACGAACTGCAAAGATATGCAGCGTCAGGAGTTATCGACACTGGCATTCTGGCGGTACTAAATGAGGTTAGACTTGGCGAGTTAGTCTCAGCTTTAAAACAGAAAGAATTTTCTACTGTACGTAAGTGGATTGTATCTAATCTTGACAATGATCCTAATGCTATATTGAGAACTGTGTATGATAATTTGTACACTTCTTTGGTTCCTACTAGCATACCTCAAGCGGTATTAATTATCGCTAAATATCAATACCAATCAGCATTTGTTGCTGACCAAGAAATTAATTTATTAGCTGCTCTCACTGAATTGATGGTGGAGTGTGAATTTAAATGATTATGACTAAACTAATGAGAAAACGTGACAAGATCAGAGCACAAATGAAATCTAGATTTTATTATATGTTCTGGGGTGCAGCAACTGTTGCTGTTGTAGGTGGACAACTATATGTTGGCACATCATATCGTGCTATGGCAAAGTCCATGAACAGATGGTTTGAAGAAACTATCGAAATGATTCAAGTGCCTGTTCGTCCTCCTACTGGAAGATACCTTCCTCTAGTTCCACCTCCAACAGGTGACTTTCGTGACGATCTAGACCTAACTAATTCAAGTATTATTTGGTTGGATGAAGAAGTCTGAACTAATACACTGGAGATTACAGGCAATGCTCAGAGAGAATAGCTTTAGTGATCTAGCCTACCTAGGTGTTAGGGAAGATAGTATTGGTATGCAACAGCACTGGTATAATATCGGTGGTAATGAAGTACCAGTAGACTCAATAGAAGAACTGGACTGTGTTGAAGATGAAACTTAAAACTCCTCTAAGATATCCTGGTGGTAAGTCTAGAGCAATTCCTAAACTATGTGAGTGGTTGCCTAGTCGAAAGATTACAGAGTATCGTGAGCCCTTTTTAGGGGGTGGTAGTATGGCATTGGAAATGACCAAGAGACTACCAGAAGACGTACCTATCTGGGTCAATGATTTATATAAACCTCTTATTAATTTTTGGAAAGCTTTACAGACAGATGGCGAACCATTAACTCAGATGATTCTTGATAGGAAAAAACAACATCCTGATCAGGACAGTGCAAGAAAACTTTTCGGTGAAGCAAAAGATATACTGAACGATGCTACGCAAACTAGTGTTGATCGTGCAGCTGCATTTTACATAGTAAATAAATGTTCTTTCAGTGGTCTCACTGAGAGTAGTTCATTTTCAAAGTCAGCTAGTGATAGTAATTTCTCAATACGTGGTATTGAAAGATTACCAGAATATAGTAAGCTCATCCAAAGATGGAAGATCACATCCTTATCTTATGAGGAACTTTGCACCGATGATGAATTAACATTCATCTACGTTGATCCTCCTTATGATATTAAGGATGCACTCTATGGATATAAAGGTGATAAACATAGAGGATTTGATCATAAAACATTTGCTGATATCATGGATAAACAATTGTGCAATGTCATGATATCTTACAATGACCACCCTGATATCGTAATGAGGTTTTTTGAGTGGTGCCAGTATGACTTCGATCATACTTATACAATGAGATCCACAGGCACATACATGTCGGATCAAACAAAACGTCGTGAATTAGTATTAACAAATTATGGGAAGTTTGGGGGTTCGTGTACTCCCTAGTGGAAGTGCACAATTATATCATACACGTAAGGGTGGACTATCTACCTTTGGTGGTAATATAACACAAGCCATTATCAATGGTGGTGAAATACATTGTCAAACAAAACAAGGCAGAACTATGATCTACAGAATTAATAATTCTGAGACAGGTGTGGTAGGACCTATCAGGACATTCTAATGAAGTATGAACTTAAGGACTGGCTTAACTCTATCAATCACACCAAAGAAAATCTTATTGCTGATGATCCTACAGCAATATCTTCTTATCCTCCTTACATCGTTAATAGATGTTTGTCTGGTACTGTTGACAGTATATTATTTGCAAATGAGATGAATAAGTATGCCAACATTGATAAGGATTTACAGTACTCTTTCTTGCTATATACTCTTAGGAAACGGAAGCGTTTCTCTCCTTGGTTAAAGAAGGAACAGATTGATAATCTGGATCTGGTCAAGAAACACTATGGTTATAGTAACGAAAAAGCAAAGATCGCATTAAATCTTTTAACTGAGTCTCAAATTGAATCATTAAAACAAAAACATGAAATGGGAGGAAGAAGATGAGTGCGATTGTAGAAGAAGTTACATGGTCTCAAGACCAAATGGTTGAGGTTGGTCTAAAAGAACCTGATGACTTCCTAAAAGTAAGAGAGACTTTAACAAGAATTGGTGTGGCCTCTCGTAAAGAGAAGAAGTTATACCAATCGTGTCATATACTACACAAACAAGGAAGATATTATATTGTACATTTTAAAGAACTGTTTGCTCTTGATGGAAAGAAGGCAAATCTTAGTACTAATGATGTGCAAAGAAGAAATCGTATTGTGCAACTGCTAGGTGATTGGGGATTAATTTCTATACCTACAACCGATGCTATTACAGACGTTGCACCTCTAAGTCAGATCAAAGTTCTTGCATACAAAGAGAAGGGCGAATGGACTTTGGAGAGTAAGTATAACATAGGTAAAAAGAAAGAGGATTAACCGTACTTATAGTATCGGTATATACCATAACGTTCTTTTATAGTTCGTGTTTAAATAATAGTGTACGCTTCGGGTACAAAATTAACACTCGCTTATTTAAGGAGAACTATTATGCGAAATTTAGCAAGATATCATGCTGCCAATCTTCCAGAACTAATGGAAAAGATTACACGTAACAGCATAGGTATGGACGAATACCTCAACCGCTTCTGGGATGGTGTAGATACCACATCAAACTATCCACCATATAACATTATTGAAATTAGCAATGAAGAATCAAGATTGGAAATCGCGGCCGCTGGGTTCAAAAAAGATGACATCAAAGTCTTTACGGAGTTTGGAGAATTACATGTCCAAGGCAGCAAAGAAAAACAAGAGGATGCTGGAGAATTTGTCCATCAAGGATTGGCAAGACGTAGCTTTAAACGGAACTGGACGATCTCCAACGATACAGAGGTTAGATCCGTCAGCTTTGACGACGGACTCCTTACCATTGTTTTGGGAAAGGTAGTTCCAGACCATCATAAAAGAATAGATTACATCTAACTACATAGGGGGGATTGACAAATGTTGATCCCTCCTTTATAATATCAATATTAAGCTTTAATTTCATGGCCAGAAAGAAAAAGGAACCTATCAATGTAACTCCACCACCTTCAGCATCTCTTGTAAAATCTGAGAGAGTTAAGGTAGTAGTTATGTTCAATGGTGACAACGTTATATGTGATTTGCAAGAAGCTGTCGATAAAGACAGTGGTGCACGTCAAGCATATATTATGAACTTCCCTTATAGGGTAGAATATTCTAAACCTAAGATGGATGGCACAGGTATAGTAGAAGATCCAGAGGTAAGGGTAAATTATTCTCCTTGGTGTCCTCTTACACCAGAGACCAAAATTCCTATCAATCACAATATGGTTGTAACTATCCTAGAACCAGTCCCAAGTCTTCGTGATACATATATTTCCAATGTGCAGAAGATGGGTGGTAATGTAGCATGAGTGTAAAACTCTTATTATTAAAATCTGGTGAAGAAATTATAACTGAGGTTCAAGAGATTGAAGACCCTGAGACTAAAGAACCTCTGGGTTTTCGTCTTCATAAACCTTTTAGGTTAGAAATTATATCTAACGAAGAACAAGGAATTGTTTTTAATAGAGAAAAAGGATATCAATTATCATGGTTCCCTTGGGCACCCTTGAGTAAAGATACAGATTTTTATTTACCAGGCCACCACGTACTGACAGCGTATGATCCTTTAGATAGTATCGCAGAACAGTATCTTGGAGTTATTAAAGACGAAACTTATCAAGAGAATTTTAAAAAGCATGAAGAAATGATTGCAGGTGTTGCTGACACTGACCTTGATATGGAACAACTATTTGCAGACGCAGAAAAATTATTGGAGGAAGATGATGCAAGTGATGGTAGTGATACTGAGATCGGGAATACACCTGATATCTCAAGTGGAACAACTGGAGGAGGAACCGAATTGCCACCTACAGGAACCGTACCTGATAAAGGATGACGGAACATTAGAACCATGGCCACGTTATACAACAGATACTGACGTGTTGCTATATTCTGAAACTCTTGCTACAATAGTAGAACCTGATCTTGATACCAAGAAGAAGTACAAAGCTGTAACTAAATGAGTTTCTATACAAACGTCCAAATGGTCGGGGATAACTTACTATACTTGGGATACGAGAATGGACAACGTATTCAAAGAAAGTTTAAGTTTTCTCCAACCCTTTTTATTGTCACAGATAAGAAAACCAAACACAAAACTCTTGATGGTAGGTATGCTAAACCGATAAGGTTTGAGTCTATCAAGGAAGCTCGTGCTTTCAGAGAGAAATATGCTGATGTAGAAAATTTTGAGGTTCACGGTTATGACAGGTATCTCTATCAATTCATCTCGAAAGAGTTTCCGAAAGAAATTGATTACGACCTTAAAAGTCTTAAGATTACATCTCTTGATATCGAGGTGGCATGTGAAAATGGCTTTCCTAACGTGCAGGAATGCTCGCAACCTCTTCTTAG